ATCCTTCTGCAGGAGTATAATCGTGTTGTACACACACCACTGCTTTGGAATCATCGCAGTATTGTTCTAACTCTGTGGTGGGTACTTGCCAAACAAAATCGCAATCACAGAATACTGCCCAACCTTTGTATCCTTGTAGATACGGAATAAAAAAACGAGTAAATGTAAATTCTGTTGTGGCTAGTCGATCTATATCTCTGCGATATAAACCATCTGAACGCATATCTTTTTGTTTAAGCGGTATTACTGTGGCTCCAGGATCTCTGCGTTTAATAGAATGCTCGCACACCTGATAAGATATGTCTTCTCTGCTGTCCCATCCTACGTACACTGGTAAACTCATATTATTATATATCTAAGTAAGGATATACCTTACGCCAGTTTGTATTTCTTCGTTTGTCTAAAGTATCTAAATAAAATTTCATTTTTTTAATAGCATCTCTATCAGGTTGAATGTCTGGTAATGATTTATACACTCCTTGCATTATCTTACTCATGTCTTTATCTGCATTATTTGCCATGGTATTAATTATTTTTTTAAAATCTTCTTCCCAGAATTTTTGCCCATATATTTTTGGATGTAAAATTGATTTTAAAGAACCAACAACCTCGCCTCCATGATGATGTATTATTCTACTCTTTGTTTGTGATTGTATATAATCTAAAAGATCTGGCAAAGTTTTAATAGTTAAACAACTTATAGTATTATTAATATTTAAATATATCCATTTTCTATTTACACAGTATTCAAATAATTTTTTCCATTGGTCAATTTTTAAACCCGATCTAGCATATTCTGCTTGTTCACCCCAATTATCAATACTAGCAGTTAAATCAAATCTTCCAATTTTTCTATCAATTAATAATTTTTTAATCTTTTCAATATAAGTAAAAAATGTATCAGGCTTAGTCATTAAATTTGATACTACATTTAATTCTAAATTCTTAAATTTTTTGGTCTCTAAAAACTCTATTAATTCTTTAAACTCATTTTGATAAAAAGGCTCTCCTCCTAGTATATGCAGTCTTCTTAGTTTGTGACCATTTTTATCTAACCATTCTAATGTTTTTTTAAAAAGTTTTTGTTGCAATTGATCGGAGTAATCTAATTTAGATTGTGTAGTCTTGTTGTCAATATTAATATCACCATGCTTAATTAATTCTGATTGCCATTGTGTTGAAAAGTGTGGGCCACAATATACACATTTCATATTACAGGTATTATTTAAATACAACTCTAATATTGTAGGAGTAATATTAGTTGCCTGAGTATTTTTTAATAGCTCAACAGGTGTTAAATTAGGTACATTTAAATGTCGTTGTCTATCACTAAATTCTCCTACATCTTCGTGTACTTTACAAAATGTACAATGACCAGAACCACCATTCTCTACAGTGGGCCATTTGCCCTGTAGCATTATTTCTCTCTCTTTTATTTTATGAGGAAGATTATGAAAATTGTCAAAATTATCTTCTGTTAAGGGTATTTTTTTGCAACGGTGGCAAGAACCGGTTGTTGCAGATTTTAATAAAATTGTACTCCAATTCCATTTAAGTTGACAGGCAGTTTCAGTTTTTATAGGAAAATACGTTTTTTCTTTTTCGAACATATTATATTCTCCCGTTAATTATTTTATATATATGATTCCAATTCTTTACTCGTGTAATTTTTTGGTGTTTAAATTTCCTATTATATGTGTGGTCCACCAGTAACGGTTTTAACCCATATTCTAGTCCTAACAATGCGTTCTCTGGTTTATCTTCCACCCACCATAAATCTGTACCATGGAATTCCGCCAGAGCTGAATCTTTGTCAGCACCTGTTTCCAGTATGAAGAAATTTTCAAACACAGTACCACCAAACAGTTCTTTTAATCTTCTTTTCCTTAATTCCTGTGCAGGTATGTCTGTGGTTTGTGATGTTATGGGTATGAAAGTCCACCCTTCTGCGTGTAACAGTTTGACCCAGGTCTGCGACCCCGGCATAGGATCTTGATCACTCATCCATGCGGAATTATTAAATTCTTGTATGAGTGCTTCTTTATCTTCACTATCTAATCCATATCTTTTTTCCATGGAATATAGATTTGCTTTGCCGGGTTTTTGTTCATAGCCTTTGCCCAACATCCAGTTGGCAAAATGTTCCTCCCATTCCAGAAGTACACCGTCCACGTCTGTGAGTATGATTCTTCTATCTGATTGACGCATCTTCCATTCCCGCTACTCTCAGTTTAACGATATTGGTAAGTTGCCATTGTTTTTGATCTAATCCTTTTAGAATACCCAACCATTTGTTTCTCAGCAGAGCAAATTCGTTTACAATCTTTTCCATGTCCACCACATCTGCTTCACCGTCCACATACTTGTCCACATCTCTGGATGTCAGTGCTCGTTGATAGTTCTCTAAAAATTTTTTGAATACTTGTGATCTTAATCTTCTCTTTTCGATATTGAGATACTCCAAGATGGCTTCTATTTCTTGCAATTGATTGAAACGATGTTCCACCTGTCCAGGCAATGCGGCACTGCTCTTTTCAAGACTGCCCCAAATACCAATTTCTTTTTTGGCCTGTTCTAATTCTATATTGTAGTGCTGGATACACTCTGGTATCTTATCGATGCTTAGACTTACTGTGGAGTACCAACTCATTCTTCCTCATAATATTCGTCTGCAGACACTTCCTCATCCTCAGCTAGAACTGCTTCTATGGCCTGTTGTAGTCGATCATCGTGTTCTCCTGCAGATTTGATTATTCTGGTATCAATATCCATATCAACGAGTGTTTTAATATAGTCCACAGCACAATCTAGTTTGATTCTTTCAGGTAGATATGCTGAAACTGTGTTCCAGATTTCTTCAATTTGATGCTTATTCATCTGTTCCATCCTCTTCTGTTTCCTTTACTGCTACTGGTTGTCCTTTTGCAATGTTATGGAACTCTGCCATAACTATGTCTAATTTATCTCCAGTCCAGTTTTTTCGGAACTCTAATATTTCAGCACCTTTGGAATCTATATATTTTAATCTATTGCCTGATTGTGTTAACAGCCCTTTTTTCTCAAACAGTTCCACCAGTCCTGAGTATGGGCTCATACCAGTCTCATACGGAATTTTAACCTGTACTGATTCAAACGGTTTGGCATAACGAGTTTTCATAACTTTACAAGCGGCTCTAATACCTCTCACATCAGTTACTTTGTTGCCATCTTCATCCTCTTTTAATTTCAATTTCTTCATTGCAATAACGATTGAACTGGCATAGATAAAACCCTGTCCACCTGATATCTTGTCATCAGGATCAAACATATCTTGAGATGCGTATGTGTGATTGGTTGCTATAAGTCCCACATTCCAACTGCCAAACATATTCACAGTGTTTCTTACAAGAGATGTTAGTGCTTTGGGTTTACGACCCATATCACCTTTCATATCTCCTGCTTCAAACTGATTCACATCTGTGGGTGTCAGCAACATGCCCAAAGAATCTATCACAAATAAAACTTTAGGTGCATGTTCTTTGTTGTCTGCATTTTCTTCTCTGTATCCTTTCATGAATTCAGATATAGTTTTTGCCACATCATCGACCATTGAAAGTGATAATTTTAAAAGTTTCTTTTCTGTTGTGTCCACTCCTAGAGCCTGCAACCATTTTTCGTCTAGAGCATTCTCTGTGTCAATCAGTATCACATAGATGCCTTGTTCTTGAGCGTTCTTAATGATGTTGCCTGATGCAATGTAAGATTTACCTGCTCCGGATTCTCCTGCCAGGACTGATACTTTGCCTAGTGGAATACCTTTGTTAAAATCTCCAGAGATAAGATAGTTCAGTGCAAAGTTGCCTGTAGAAATCCAATCTGTAGGATCGTTGAATCCTAAGCCTAACCCTTGGATTGATTTTGTAATACTTTTTCTAAATTTTGATATATCGAATGGTTTTGTCATATGTGTATATTAGCACCAAGTAGTTGTCCTGTCAATAGAACAACTACTTGGTAAAGGGTTATTATTTGCTCTGTCTAGATCTAATGAGTTTCAGAATATCTTCTGCTCTTTTAGCACTGTCACCTGTTGCTGGTGCTGTGGTAGCTGTAGTTTCTGTGTTCACTGCTGGTGCTACAGAAGCTGTTGTAGTTTCTACCACAGGAGCCGCTGTTGTATTAGATGCATCAGATGATGAACCGTTAGATTTTGGTTGGTATGCCATGCCGGCTGGTTTATAATACTGTCCGTATTTTTCCAGATCGTATGCTTCACCTTCAACAGATTTTTCAAATAATTCTTTAATTATTTTTATTTCTGCATCTGTTGGTTCTTTGGGTCTAAAGTCGTTGAGATTGTGCAGACCGTGTTTGTCGATCGCCGCTCTCTCTGCTTCATCCAAAGCTCTTTCTCTCCTTGACCATTTAGAAGTTGAATAGTCAGCATAACCACCTTTTGAGGTTTTAGTTATTCTGAAATCCACACCTCTCACTGAATCAGTTGGTAATTCTTCCATTTCTGGATCCATTAATGCTGATCTAATGATGTTGAAGATTTGAGGTCCAATAATAAATCTTCTAATTGGATTCTCTGGTGATTCTTCAGCCAGTGGATTGTTAAGCACAAAACCTTGGAAAATGTATGATTTCTTTTTCCAATATTTTCTGCCCATGTCTTCCATTGACTTGTCTTTGAACCACGGTCGTACTTCAGTCAGTACTGGACAAGTTTTTCCGTACATTTCCATACACGGTACTTGTACTTGCACTGGTCTTGAATCTGCCTGTCCTTTAATTCCAGCGAAAGGCAATTTGATCATTGCTCTCTCTGTCCAGAAAAAAGTGTTGTTGGGATCTTTGTCGGGTAAGAAACGTACCACTGCTTCTTGTCCTTCTTGTATGTTCCAATGTGGGTAGATGGCGTTGTCTCCGCCTGTGTTAGAAGTGGAACGATTCACCTCTGTGGATTTTAACTTCGCTCTTATCTCTGCTAGTGTTGCCATAATGTAAGCCTCCTTGTTTGCCTATGTTTAGTTGTTGTTTGTCTGCCTAAATGTATATTAGACATATAGTACATAATATACACACTTATTTATCTTGTGTCAAATGATTATTTTGGTAATGTGGATTTTTATTACTGAATGTTAGCTAGGTGTTTGATTCTATCTAAATCTGTGTTGATCTTCTCTGCTTCTTCTTGATCTTTTGCTATTTCTTGAGCATTGTCTTCAGATGCTTCTTCTTCGTTAAAGAAAGTTTCTAATTGCATTCCTGCTCGTTCAATGGCATCCTTGAGGGTGTATTCTGTGTCACCTACAGTGAACTTGTCCCCTGGTCGCATTCCAGCCGCTTTGGCCTTGTTGACTGCTTGAGCGAATTCGTTGCCTTCTGTCGCTGTTTCTTCTTCCGGATTGGTGATTGCTTTTGAACCTTTCACTAGGTATGCGAGGGCGCCTTTCATTTTAGCGGATACTCCGTGTTTTTTCAACAACATCATCATGTCGTCATCCATGTCTCCTGACCCATCCTGATCGAAAGGATTGGATGAAAATTCAAATCTTGATGTGTTTATGTCATTCATGCCTGCCTGTAGGCCATCAGTCTTGAATGCGACCGCTATGGAAGTCATTTCTTCGTGTTCCTGATCACCGTGCTGGTCTTTAGGATAGCCATCCGCAATACCTTGGAAATATTTTGCTAATTCCTGTGCCAATGCGTCGTCGCCTGCGTCTTCTTCCACAGGTTGTTCTGCGGATTCTACCTGTCTCTGATTGTAATCTGTCATCACCCATTCTGCGTACCAAGTGGAACTTTCTAATTCTTCCTGCTGTTCTGGTGTTAGGTCTGTGCCATCGATAAATTTAGCGTCAGAGATGGGAGCAATAAGATCTCCGTAATCCTGCATGTCGTATTCGATGGTGGATTCGTCTACTTCTTTGCCGTCAATGATCATTGGATCGTTGGATGCTTCTGTGACACCTGCTACGATATTATCTGCCCATGATTCAAATTGTGCTTCCACAGATTGTTTGGCTTTACCCTGTCTGTCTTTTTTTGGATTGCCGTATTCTGCTGGATCCTGTCTTACTTGGCTCGCATACTCTGGCTCTTGTTGAATTTTTTTATAGTCGTCCACATATCGTTTTGCCAATTGAAATGCAATTTTTTTATTTGCAATATAATCTTTTGTAATTTCAAAGAACGGTGTGCCTTCTCTGCCAATGTCGTTCGCTATTTGAGAAGCAAAGTTTGCTACTCTGTCTTGGTCCGGAGTTTTGGTCAACATCCTTGATGCTATGTCGCTCAGGATAGAACTTAACAGTCCATTTTTTGTTGTGAATTTTGTACGTTTCAACATAGCGTCTGCTGAAGCATCTTTTCTTAAAACTAATTTGTTTTCTGGATCAGCGAGATATTGCTGTACCAACGGTGCCGCACTTACCGGAGCAGGAATCTCTGCATCCTTGGCTGAAATAGGTGCATCCATTTCTGGATCTGCTATAGAATCTTCTGGTCTATCAACTTCTTGCATAATAGAATGTAACAGTGGCAGTGCTGATTCAACTCTGTCATCCATGTGTTTTAATGTGAATTTTTCTCTCAAAGAATCTTTAGTAGCATCATCCAGTTCTGCTATTGCGGAAGGTTGGAATGTTTCTTTGATTGATTCGTAATTTTTTTGTTTAGAAAGTCCTTTAACATACTTCCTCATGGTTTCTAATTTCATTTTTGCTTTTTCAATGATATCACCTGCTGAATCATTTAACTGATCCTTGTTGGCTGTGTATCTAGAAAATGAATTTAGCTGTGCAATTTGTTCGCTCACTCCCACAATGTGCTTACCAAAATCGTCATGTGGTACGCCACCGTTGGCAACGT